ATTCCAAAGCGTGCCATGCTGCAACAAATTCTCTCCTGGACCTAGTCTATATATAGACTCTTACCCCCCGGCCCCGGGGGAACAGAAAAAAAACTTTTTTTTAATTATAAAACAACAACAAAGGGACCCCCTGCCAGTCACGTGGCTGTCGGGGAGGAAGTGGGGTACTTATATTACCCCCACTTCCCCGACACCCGACAAGGGTGTCTATTTAAGCAAATACTTTACCCCCCCCCCTTCAAATTCATGAATGCCGAAACGATCGTTCAAGAGGGGCACGTACAACAGCTACTTCAAGAAGAAGATGAGTCGTCGTGGGAGATCCACTCGGAAGGGTCCGAGAACTTTCAAAGCTCGTGTCAATCAAGTTCTGATGAAGAAAGTGGAGACGAAGACTTACCACTTTGCGGACGAGAACATACAAGTGAATCACAATCTCGGAAGAAACTCAGGTTCAGCGTTGATCGTTAAGATGGCGAGTGACGCCATTCTATTCAATATCTGGGCCGATATTCCTCGCGGTACGGCTTCATTCCAACGGATCGGAGATCGTATTACTCCTCGTGGTATGTCACTCAAGATCTACTTAGCAGCTAAAGACGATCGCCCAAATACAATGATTCGTATCATCATTGCTCGTGTGCCCAAGGCAATCAATTCTGTACTCACTCTCGTAGACAACGTTCAACCATTCGAGACTACTCTTCAGCTCGGAAACAACGGCAACAAAATGCTTATGAACGCGGACAAGGATCGCGGAATCAAATTCCTCTATGATCGTATTCATAGATTCGGTTCTCAAGGAACCTCCAAGACTAATGGTACTGGTGACCCCGAAAAGGAGCTCACCAAAATAGTCAAGCTCTGGATTAAATCCAAGAAATCAAGGGACATCATCTACGACTCCACCGGATCGTCTCAGATCGTCAACAACCCACTCTGTATGTGGATTATCCCGTACGAACAGTACTCTACAGCAGTCACAGACAATATCGCTTCCTATGCCTATGAAGGCAAGCTTTATTACAAGGACGTCTAAGGAGGAGCGAAGCTCAACTCACTCAGGTTTTTTACACAATAGCGATCCGCACTCCACTTGGTGTAGTCCGGCTCCCAGTTTGCAAACACAAACACATGCGGAACCTTGAACTCCAAGCACTGGCTCTCATACTTAGCGCTCATGAGCGCTCCATTCTTCAAATTCTCACAAATCGAGTACATTCCCCCCAAATAATCCTTCCCATCCACAGGGGCCGAGGTCCTCGACAAATCGATCATAACAATCTTGGTCGGCTTCTGGGCAAAGATATACGCCATGTCGACCTTCTTCCCGCTCTCCAATAGGAGCGAGTCCTCCGTTAGCTGGATATACTTCGCAAGCCAACTCTTCCCCACGTTCCCAGTCGGCTCCCAAATCCAATGAATCACCCGACGATCCGGAGTCGTTTTGATTACATCCAGCACTTGCTGCTGCCATGGCTTCCATGCAACATTCTCGTATTCCACGAGCAATGAGGCTTTGCCATCCTTCCGGCGCTGCACAGCGACCTGTTCTTTAATGAATCGCCCATACTTTGCGGCGTATCCAAAATCCTCCTCAACCACTTCTTGATAGCTCTTTCCCTCTTTAATTAGAGCTTTAACAATGTCATGGTCTTTCCTCTGACCTTGGCGTGATTTGGGACTGTCAATGTGTTCGTATTCTCCGAATTCGCTCCAATCACCATCCTTCTTGGTGTACTCAACAGCTTCTTCGCTGTCTCCTTTCTGTTTTCCCATCCAGCAATCTCCAATCACTTTCATAAGTCTCTTATACTTATCCTGATTGGCCTGAATGTACCCTTGCATATGGGGCGTCCCCTGCTGCCCCACTTCCAAACCCCAACAAATATACTTGATCCCGGCCTGTCCAACAGCTCCCCTGGCCTTGATCAGGGTCTCAGGAGTGTAGTTATTAAACGTAAAGCAAATTCCAAAGCGTGCCATGCTGCAACAAATTCTCTCCTGGACCTAGTCTATATATAGACTCTTACCCCCCGGCCCCGGGGGAACAGAAAAAAAACTTTTTTTTAATTATAAAACAACAACAA